CGATGAACCACTCCTCCACGTCGACGTCGGTGCAGGCTATGCGCGTCTCGAAGTAAAGCGGCGTGCCCACAGCCATCTTCCACATCGAGCCGTTCATGGCCGCGCTCACGTTGTCGTCGTCCGCGTTGTTGGTCGTGACCGTCAAGATGCCGCCGAGTCCGTCATCGGCGATAACGATGGTTTCGCCGCCATCAACGCCTCCATCGACGAGGGTAACGTGCCACGCCCCGTTGTTCGCGGTGACGCAGAACTCACCAACCGCCCCGGCCACATACGGCCCCATCGCCGTGAGGAAGTCATTGAAAAGCCGCATGGTGCTTTTCTTCACGAGCGGGCTGTTGGTGCGGACTACCCGGCACTGAACGATGCCAGGCGTGGTCGCGCGGTTGATCGTCTGGAGGGCCAACAGGGCGAACCCGACCTCCGGGAAAATGCAACCTGCCCGGACCGTGTAGGCGCCGGGAATGACTCCCATCACGGTCGTCATCACCGTGGTGCTGACCTGGGCCGCGACCGGGATGGTTTGCCCCACTCGCGGGACGTTGATCTCGATCCACTGCCCGTTCGGGTTGGCAGCGTAAGCCTCCACGGCGAACCCGGCGAAGTCGCCGATGTTGCTGATGGAGGGTTTCTCGACAATGCGGTGCCGACCGCTACCGGGGCTTGTGACCGCCTCGGTGTGGCCCCGCTCGTCCGTGGCGACGTCGCCGTTGTAACAGAAGGCGGCACCCTGGACGATTGCCGTGGTAATCGCCGTCCATACGCGCTTCGGGACGGCCAGCGCCACGTCGCAATTCGCCTCCTTGTAAGCCGTTGCAAATCCCATCTGTGTCTCCTTTCGGTTAGAGCCGTGTCACGTTTTCCCACGGCTCAGGATTTTGGGGCCTTCCGGCATCCGCCCTTGGCCCCACCGAAGTGTCCGAGAGAACCGTTCTCCCAGGCACAGGCCCTCCGACTTTACACCTTGTTCACGACGAAACCGCCGAGTCGCCGGTTCCGACACCGAATCTGGAACGACAAATCCAGATCGGTCGTCGCCACCGTCGGCTGCCGGTCGCGTTTCCTGGGATCGCCTTGGCGGAAATACTCGCCCACCAGGGCCATCAGGTCGAACTTCGACAGGTTGATGCCGTAAATCGGGTCATCCGTGTCGGAGTCCAGTTGCCCGATGCCTGCGACGGCCGACCGGCCGAGGAGCACCGTGCCTTCGTACATGATGAGTTGGGCGCCGAGGTTGTCGTTACGCTGCTCGGCCAGGGTTTCCAACTCAACGCAGGTGTCGATGTTCGTGAACATCCGCAGTTGTGACTTGACCATCGCATCGGACAACTTCATCAGGGCCGGAATCTGGAAGTGCGTCCGCTTCATGGCCGTGCGGATGCGCTTCAGGCATGTCGCGTCCACCGCGGTGTATGGAGCGCAGTAGTTTCGCCACATGTCTTTCCCGCCGGCAATGGAACTCGTCCCATCGCCGCTTGTGCAGGGGGCGATGCCCGCGACGGTCGCCCAGTTGGCGCTCGAGTTCGGACGGCCCGAATAGAAGCCAATCCCCGTCGCGTCCTCGGCCTTGACAATCCAGGTCGGGAAACCCCAGACCTCTTGCGAAGTCGGGAGCGTGGGGATGGCCCAGGCGGCCGTCTCGATGGTGCGGGCGAACTTCTGCATCTCCGCCAGGCGACGACTCTCCACGATGTCGAAGATCATCGCTCGCCCTTGCTGCATCTCAGGTTCCCGACGGTCGAAAGACCAGTCGGTTGTGATGTGCTTCCAGGGGACGTGGGCCGGATAGCCGTAATCCGCCACGGCCGGATCTTTGGTTCCGTACAGATCCGTCCACTGGGCGTTCCCGCCCTCGTCCAACTGGATTTGCCATGCGATGTTGGTGCCGGATCTCATCACCACGCGGGCAGCCAACAGGTCCAGAAACGCAAAGACCTGATCCCGCATGGCGATTTCCAGCGTGCCAGGTTCCATGTTGTCGTGCGCCAGTAGCAACAGGTCCATGAACTGGCGGTCCGACAACTCGCCTGTCCGAAGAGGAACGATAGGCATTTCAGAGTCCCTTCATCCTTGTTGCCCGCTCCGGACCCAGCGCACGCCTACGGCTTGCCGCCGCGATTGTAAGGCTCCCCCGCCACAACCTTCTCCGCGCCGGCCTCGAATGCGGCCTTGCGCTCCTCGCGGGTGGCGGGTTTGGTTTGGCGGCGACCACGCGGACCGGCCTGCGTCTGGCCGGCTCGCTTTCGGGCGCGTGCCGTGGTCCGATTACGGGCAAGTGTTCCCAGTTTCGCCCCCATCTCCATCGAAAGGGCTCGCTCGAGCGCCTCCTGCGAATGGATGGGGGTTCCAGCCTTGCGGAAACCTTCGGCTATCTTCTCCGCCGAACGAATCACTTGGAGCCGCGACTGCTGATGCGGTTCCAGAGAACGAACATTCGTCGGCCCTTTGCCGAAAACGTCCACATAATCGTCGCCTAGACCGGCAAAGAACGTGTCGGCCGTCATCGCCGTCGCCCGGTCGCCGGCTTCCTGAACTTGACCCATAAGGGTCCGAAACGCCTTGCGCATCGTGTTCAGTTCGGCCACGACCGGCTTCATAAACTCGGCAACGACTGCCGGCTGCTCCCACGACTTGTCAAGGAGTTCGGGCGACAACGCGAACTCCCCTTCCGGCACCCCGCCCACGTCCGCCTCACGCGCGCCGCCCGAGGCTCCTGCCCCGGCCTGCGCTGCCGCTTGCGGATTGAACTGGGTTGCTTGGCGGCTGATGTCGTCGTGCTGGTCCGCCCGAGTGTCGAGGTGGGCTGAGGTCCATTCCTCGCCCCGCGCCTCAACCAGCGCTGCCACATCCTCGTCGGACAATCCGCTCCGATTCGCCGCCTGCTGCTGGCGCCAAGAGGGCTTCCATCCTGCTTCTTCGTTTCCGGTATCCTGGCTCGCAGCCCCGGTATCACGAACATCGGTCGCCGCGCCGGATTCGGTCCCGGCATCTTGCCCCGTTGGGGCGGCCCCTTCTTGGCCCGCCACATCGCCTGCTTCTTGTGGGTCTGCCATCGTCCTGTCTCCTGTTGGCTTTCCGCGCCCCGCCGCGCGCGGGTAAGCCGAGTTTGGCCCTATACGGCGGATGGGCTATCACTCGATTTTGTGTTGACTAGACTGCGAGTCTCCTGTATAAAATAAGCGAACGGCCCGCGGGGATTAGGCCGCAAGCCGCTCTAAGCAGAACCCTCTGAACAGGAGAGAGCCATGCCTAAAACCTACCGTAGCATCCCGCCGCTGAGCAAGCAAGACATTCTGCGCTTTTGGTCGAAATTTGAAGTTCGCGGTCCCGATGAATGCTGGGAGTGGCAAGGCACCAAAAAAGATTCTGGCTACGGCGTGTTTGGTCTTGGTTCGAGGACAGATGGAACTCGCGGAGTGTTCCGTGCTCCCCGCGTCGCTTGGACTATCGCTCACGGCCCCATCCCCGCTGGACTCTGCGTCCTTCACCATTGCGATAATCCGTCGTGTGTCAATCCGGCCCATCTTTTTCTCGGAATGCATGCCGACAACATGCGGGACATGTGCCAAAAAGGCAGACAGCCAGTCCTTCCGCAAATCTGTCAAGGCGAACGAAACGGTAGCGCCAAGTTCGTCGATGAAGACATTCGCGACATCCGCGCCGAATATGCGAACAGCGGCATTACGCAGACGGCGCTTGCGCGCAAGCACGGTGTCGCCCGACGAACAATTGACAGAATCATCCGCCGCGAGACCTGGACTCATGTTGGATAACATTGCTTTCATGTGTTGTTTCTACTCCGCCACGATTAGCCCCGTTTGCGGGTGAGGCTTGTTTCGCTTGCCCAGCCCGACAAAAAGGCCCCGACTCCCCGCTAGCAGAGTCAGGGCCTTTTTCATTTTTGCTGTCGGTGGCCGCCGTCAGCAGTGTCGGGCTGTCTCGTTACTTGTCTTCTGGTCCCCCTACTGTCGGTTCCGGGGTATCCACGGCCGGGGCTGCGCCGGGGCCGCCTGTAAGTTCCGCCTCCGCTACGAGGCCAGGGATACCCGCCAAGCCATACACCCACCCCTTCGGCTCGGCATCCCACTGGTAACTCGCGTTGACAATGTGAACAGTCCGCCCGCGGAAGGCTGTCGTATCACCCTCCTTGAAAGCCGACGGCGGGGGTGGGGTGCGAGGTGGCACCTCAGCCTCCGGCGCATGGCCCGCAGGGACTACGGCGGGAATCCTCGGCGTGATTCCACCCCTCGCCAGAAACCGCATCAGTTCCTTGCCCCGCGCCGTCGCCTCGTAACCCGTTCCCTTGCACACCGGGCAACGAGGGTCGAGCGCCCCGACCGAACTGTTTCCAAGACACCCCGAACAGGGGGCCTCAAGTTTCAGCATCCTCTCCAACTTCGCCTCTTTTGCCATTGCAGCGATCTCCTCAGTAGTAGCCCGATTTGTCAACGGCGCCAACGGCCTTGAGCACCCTGCGCCGGTGCTGCGGGTCCGTCAAGATGGGCCGGCCATCCCCGTCGATGTCCGCCCCAATATGTTCCTTCAACTCCCGATTCACCTGGTTCGGGTGATAGGCCAACGCATCCGAGTGGATCGGCCACTTGCCGGATACGGCGTCTCGCCCACCCCCGCCGACGTAAATCCTGTCTGCCTCCACGCCTTCGGGGAGGCCGGAACCAGGCTCGTACCCTTCCGCCGGGATGTTGGCAGGGTCGCTCTCGTGGGTCAACACGTCAGGGACTTTCTCTGTGATGAGGAAACTCCGGTCGAGGAGTTCCCCGGTGTCCCGACGCTGGAATGTGTGCCACGCCATCAGGCCGCTCCTGTCCTTGCTGGTCGCCCTGGGCGCGCCTGCGTAGCCGGTTCACGCGGGGACGCCCGCTGACCGCCACGCTGGGCCGCTTGCCCTTGAGGACCTGCCCCTTGCGGCACCGGCCCGACGGGAGCAAAACCCGCACCCTCCATCGCAAACAGCAGGTCGATTTCCCGAATCCCGTAGAGTTTCGCCGCGTGACGGACTATCGCCTCCGCGTTCAACGTCTTGCCCTGAGCGGCCAGCAGTTCGATGAACGGCTGAGTGATGCCCAAGAACTTCAGCATCTTGTCCGCCGCCTCGGGCGGCGAGTCCGGGGTCATCGAGTAAGGCTGAATGTCCACCTCGAGGTCCGCCGGGTCCAGTTCGCTCCAATCCTCCGGCTGCAACCGCACATAAACGGGTTCAGGAACCCCCGGTATCGTCAGCGGCAACCCCATCTCTTCCATCTCGTGCCGGATGACGTGCCACACGACCTTCCCGTACACGCTGCGGACACATTCGGTCAGGCGGCTCCGCATGTACGTCAGGCGGACCCCTATCCGGTCAGCCAGGATTTCCGACTGGCCCAGCGTCGGCTCGTCCGTCCGGCGCCCGCCCATGACGTTGATGTTCCCCCCAGCCTCGCTCGCGTGTTGGATGAGCCAGTTCAGCGAGCCGAATGTCTCAGGGGAAGCGCCACCAAGGTGCATTTCCTTGATGATCTCCGGGTGCTGGACGCCTATCAGGTCGCCATCCTCGGCGGTCCGAATGCGTTCCGCGTCACTCTCGTCCGTGTTCTCATACAGCCCCACCCGCTTATCCCGCTCGATTTGCCGGATCATCTTTCGCCCCACGTCGTTAATTGCCTCATCGAGATCCCAAATCACCGCCGCCGGCGACAACGGGAACGGGTTGTCCGGCACGTCGAAGAAGGAAAGCATGTCGTAAGGCCCGCCTTCCGGCCCGTCGTAATCCACGATGCGGAGCGGCAAGTCACCTTTCCCCTTGGCCGGCACCGTCCAGACCTGGCGCTCTCTCGGAATCCACAGGTCACGCAGTTGGACCATCGGCTCAATTTCCATGTCCGTGCCGTCACGCTTCTGGCGCTTCGACAGGTCCCCTGCATCCGTCCCCGGCTCATCCGCTTCCCCGCTCCGTTCCCCGCCCGCCAACAGCATGTCCGTGTTTTGGTAGTAACCCTCCTCAGCCCGCTGTTGAATGAACTTCACCGGCAACCAGTAAGCGTGACCCTCGAAATACATCTCTTCCCGATGACGCGCGTGTGGGTCACAGCAATAATCGTCTACGCTCACCAACTTCGTCGCTATCTCCCCCACGTCGAGCCAGTAGTCCCCGAACTCCAATTCCTGCCCTTGGGCCAGACCCGTCCACATGATGCCCGGGCCGACCAGCCCATCCAGGACGAGTCGCCGGAGCCGGATGACGAGTTTGATTTCCTCGGCCCAACGGTCCACCCGCTTGCCAAGCAGTTCAGCCAGCCCCCGCGATGACGGTTCCCGGGCCCGTATCCACGCCTTCGGGTTCGCACTCACAAGGGAAGGAATCAAACCCATGATGAGGGCGTGAATCTGATTCAACGGCCGGCGATCCACCAGACCCGACGCCCCGCCGTAATGAGCCCCACAATAGCGGGCGATGAAGTCGCGGCGCTCCTTGCGGAAGTCACCCAACCGGGTTTCCGACAGGACAATGGCCCGGCGGAGTCGCCGGACTTCCTCGCGCTCAGGGGCCTCTACCTGTGTCGCTGCCGTCGCCATCGGCCTACCCCTTCATCTTCAACCGATTCGCCCCAGGCTCCGGCGGCAACGCCTTCGCCGTCACAATCTTCGGCCTCTTGTCGGCCGCCTTGAGTCTCGCAATCTCCGCCCGGGCCGTCTCATCGTGAAGGTCAAACGCTTCATCTACCGACTCGGCCAGGATCTCAAAGGGGTGAATCCGCGCCTGCGGCCCCCGCGGTGTCTTTAGCGTGATGTTCAACTGGCCAAAATAGTCCCGCTTCACGCCCGGTTCCCGGTAAATGCGGACAATGACCAGCCGCCCCGCCTCGTCGGCGTGATGCTCGACCCGAAAACGCCTGGCTGGAACCTCACTCACCGCGTTTCGACCCTCCGTTGCTTCTCAAAGACCGTTTTCCAGTGGCTCCTGTTAGTATTAGTTCGCGTGTGGCACGAAACGCACAACGTCACTAGGTTCACGGGATCGCTGTTCTTCTTGTCGTAGTCGATGTGATGAACCGGCAACTTCTTTTCGCACTCCGCTTGTGAAACGCCGCACACTTGGCATCGGTAGCCATCCCGCCTGCGGACCTCCTCGCGAAGTTCGGCGTTCCACTCCCACCCGTAAGGTTCACGCGAGATACCGCCACGCCAAAGAGGGTGATTACGAGGATTGGCAAATCTTCGCTTTTGTGCGACGGCCAACTTCGTCCTCACTTTCAGTGAACGCATGGCAGCCAAATGATTCGCCCTCGCTTCTAAAGAAGGCTTCTTGCCTTTACCCGCAGCCGACAATCTCGCTCGATGTTCCGGGGCGAAAATCTTCCCCTTCTGGGCCACCGACATCTTCGCCCTTGTTTGGGAAGAGTGCTTTTTACCCAAGAAGTTCTGCACGCCCTTCATGGCGGCAGATAACTTCGCTCGATGTTCTGGCGAAAATATCCGCCCCCGCAGGCTTGCAGAAATCCTCGCTCGCGTTCCGGGTGTGGGGCTCTTGCCCCAAGATGCATTCTTTTCTCCGCTCTGAGCAGCAGACATCCTCGCCCGAGTTTCAGTGCTTGCCTTTTGGCCTTTGCGCATTAGTTGAACTCCGACAAATCCACGGCCTCACCACGCCTCGCTTTTGCTCTTTTTGCGTTCCGCCTCTTGACGGCGATGCAAGAGACTGCCGATTGGGGCCACTCTTTTTTGTGAGGCTTTGACCCACGGCAGGTCCAAGCACGCCCTGTAGGCCAGGGCGCACCCGATTACCCGGTCGCCATGCCGTTCCCGGACGTCACGCGGCAAGTTGGCTCGTTCCTGGTGGACGATGCGGCCCGCTGCGTCGTAAATGTATTGCTGATGCTGCTGCCAGCACGCCAGGCTGTGCAACTGGGTTTCGTCGTGCTGAATGGCGTCTATCCACCGACCGAACAGCAGTTCGCTCGTCTCGTCGCCCGCCCACCCCAGACTCGCCGCCCGCTTCTCGTTCGGACGGTCAGCCAGGTGATGATGCCACAGGTGGCCGTAGCGGCACTCGTCAAGCATCGTCCGAATCGTCGTGATGCCGTGCATCCGGCGAACGCAGCAGACCAGGGCGTAGTTGTAAAACCGGGCCACAGCCGCGGCGAACCGGCCCAAGTCGGCAGGCTTGATTTCGTTGTCCGCCAACTCCGCCGCCTGTTCCTTCGTGTCTGCAAAGAAGACCTCTATCGTCGAGTCCGATGCCCCAACCCCCTCGGACACGTCCATGCCGATGCCACAGGACCGCGTGACCGTCTCGATACCCGTTGGCAACGGTTGCGGGGGCGGCGCCGACGGCTCAATGAACACCAGCAACCGGCCACGATCCTTGCGAACCAGTTTCTTCCCGCTCTCGTCGAGGTCCATGCGATACAGCGGGTTCCACAACCGCGGTTCCTGCAACACCAACCCCTCAGAATCGAACACAGGCTTGCCCTGCTGAGCAGTAAAGTCCCGCTCATACTCTTTCCGCCACCGCCAAGACAGCCGCCACGTCCCGTCAGGCTGCCGGATGCAGCCAAGCCGCTGCTTCTCGGCGTCCATGACCTCCGGCGTCAGGGCAATCGGGTCAGCGGCGGGGGCGAGATCGACGGAGACGAACCCCCGTCGCGTAGGCTTGGCCGTGAGTCCGGGAATCAACACGGTTTCTTCGGCGATTATCATAAGTCCTCGTCCGGCATGTCGTTCACGAGCCGCATGAAGCAGCCCCCATCGCTCAGGTCAGCCGTAGAGATTGCCAAGAACCAGCCGCCACCCCGAATACAGGGCAGGGCGGCCGTCAAGGCTTCGCTGAACTCTTCCTGAAAGGCGCACTCGTCCGAGACGATGCCGCTGGCCGTCCGCTGGCGGATGATGTCACCGCCTTGCGGGATGCCCCATAGCGTCGAGTGCCGGGCCGGGAACATGATCCGCTCGGTCCGCTTGTCAACCTCAAGGCCAAGCACGGATTTACAGGGGATTCGCTCAAGGATGTACTTCGCCCGCCCAAGCAGACCGTCGCCGGTCAACTCGTCGCCGATCACGTCGTCAAGCCGCTTCCCTTGGAGCATAATCAGCCGGCCATCGTGAAAGATGCCGTCCCACACAGCCAACCCTGCGGCCCACCACGTCATCAGGACTTGCCGGCACTTCTTCACGGCGATTAGCGGGTTGTGCTGCCACAGGCGGGTCAAGGCTATGATGTGGGGGCGAGACGCGGGGAATGGCGTCTCGACGTTCTCCCGGCCGACCACCATGTTTGTCGTCACGAACCAGCGGAAGAAACAGAGCGGGTCACGCCGCGACAGTTCCCACCTCGCCAAGAGGCGATTCTGCGTCGTTCGCGGTGGGAAGGCTAGGGTCACGGGCAAGGCAAATCCTCCGCCACCATCCCGTCATGGATGGCCCGGGTCACTGGAGGCCCTTGTGGAACCCACTCGCCGTCCACCAAGGTATAGGGACGGGACACGCTGGGAGCGGGGGCGGGAGTTGAACCCACGTCGGCCGGGGAATGAACCCGGTGTGCTTCCGTTGCACCACCCCGCGTTGTTGGTTGCCGTCGGGCCATCGGGTCTTTCAGGGTCACAGAGCAACCCTCCCACCCTTGCCGGCCCCACGGTGGCCGTCGGAACCACCAAATCGCTGTTGCCGCTCTCTCCGCTCCTGCTTGACTGCTAGGCGCCGGGCTCTCTCCTCACGGAAATCGTTGATAGGGCCGGGCTTCGGCCGCAAGTCCGCCCCCACCCGCGGGCCAAGGGGAGCACGGGGGCCGATGGGGGGGCTGCTGCTCGTTCGCCTGCCATCTGTGCTCATGCTAAAACCCCGTCCAATACACTTTTGCGCCGGCTAAGTGTCGAAAATCGTCCGTTCGGGGTGGCAGGGCCAGGGTTATGGGCAAGGGACGTCCTCCGCATGCCACCAACCTCACAAGACCTTGATCTGGTCGGCCCGCAGCGTTTCATCAGAGCCGCCTGCTGCGACGACGCAGAACATCGTCTCGTTGGCTACACTGCCCCCTTTGGCGTAAACCCACCCCTCCCGGCCATCTGCCAGAATGCACACTTTGGTAGGCGGGGCCACCCAGACCCAAGCCGCCATTGCCTATTCCCCCTCGTCACCCGTCGCGTGTGCCAACCGCTGCAACTCCTCCTCAGACATCTCCCGCAACGCCGCTGACAGGCTCAGGTGGCCCGTAACCTTGACCTCAGACCGCTCCCGGAACTTGTCCGGGGCGTTGCCTTTCAGGAGGAACATCGCCAGATTGTCCGATTGCCGCATCTTGTGACCGACTACGCGGCCTTCATAGAACACCGGCTCCTGCACGCCCTCGACCGCTCGCCGGCGGGCTTCAGCCTCTAGGGTGTCCACGGCCGCCTGCTTGGCCCGCCCGAACGCCTCCGCATAGACCTCATCAGCCCCTAACCAGTTGCGGTGGGTCTTCGGGTCAATACCTGCAACCTCAGCCGCCCGTGTGATTACACCGTAGAGAGACATGGCCGCAAGAAACGCCCTCTTTTTAGGGTGGGGAATCTCAGGAAAGTCGATTTTGTCCGGAAGCCAGGGACCAGAGGCGGGCAGAGACGCATCATCGGGCTGCTGATCGTCGCTCTCCGGGGCTCCTGCGGCTTCTGGCGCGCCCTGCGGCTGATGCGGCTGAGGTTGCGCGGGGGCTGTGGGTGATGCGCTTGCGGGCGGGGCAGGGGGGACGCCACCTTCCGCGGTAGTCTGTTGCTTTTCTGCGTCCTTCGGATTGTGGTTGTGGGCTTCCTGCTTCACGCGTGGCATTATAACAACGCGGGCCGGGGCTGTCAAGCGTTTTGCGGTCGTGAACTTTGCGGGGGGCGAAAAAGCAGCGGCTTCCACCCTCGCCGGGGCTGCCGCTGCAACTGTCCCAGGACCCAAACGGCTCCCTATTCCGTGGGCATGATTTCCCCTTCGCGTTGGGCTGGTATCCGGTCAGCCATGCCGTTTCGTCAAGGCCATATCATACCACCAGGGCGGTGCCTGTCAAGCGATTTGCGGCTTTCCTGTATCTTGTGGGCTGCGCGCGGCGGCTCCGTCGGCTCGGGCGGAAGGCGGGTCGGTTCAT